GTATCAATAAAGTTTTCACGTGTGTTTAGGTCATTACGAAAGGCTAAACCCTGTCCCATAAACGCAATAACGTCTAATATTGCAATAAATTCACTAGATTCAATGTAATCGTTGAAGGTTTCAGGATAATAAGTACGTAAATAATCTATGAAACTCTTGCGTAGGGTTTCATAATCGTAGCTTTTAAAATCGGCTTCACGAAAGGTTTGATAGATTTGTTGCCAATTCTGAACACCAAATATTGCTGATTGTCGGGATGATGTTGCCATAGTTATTCTCTTTTAAGTATTTATCTTAAATGAAAACAACGGTTTTTGTTATTGTATGCTAGCAGTATTAGTTAAATTATTAAAGAAAACATTCAATATTTCTGCATTATTGAAGGGTGCAATAGCCAATTCTACTTCAAGTAATATGCCATTTTCCTGTGTATAACTTTTTACTGTATTGATGATTAATCTAGGATCATTGTTACCAATTCTACGTATCTCATTTTCAATTGTCAATCTAGTGTCAGCATCATTTGGCTCAAAAATATAACTCCAAATAGTAGAACCATAACCAGGATTTCCAACTTTCTGCCCCTGCTGAATGTTCAGTGCATTGACAAAATCTCTAATTACCAATGGTTCGTCTACAATACGATACTTTTTACCCGGGATAGTTGGCTTTAACACACCGCCGGTACCGCCATCTATGCCAGTACTGGCATTAGTTGTCTTTGGCTCATTTGCCCCGATTGTTGAGAATCCTACATATGTTGGCATAGTTTATCCTATAGCTATATTTATGCTACTGTGTTTAAGGTTTTTAGCTCTTCACCTAGCGCAAACCATTTATCTCTCAGTACATCCAGTTGAGGGTCACCTGCTGGAAGTTCAGTTTTTGCTTTAGCGTATTCTAATCTAGCGTTTCTAACTTCTTCAATTTTAGCCATTAATTTTTTGGTCAATTCAGCTTGTTCATTGAGTTTTTCAAACAGTTTTTCAGTGCTTGGGGTGTCCCCCGTAGTTGCAGGATTACCACCATAATTAGGTAATGGTATCTTTGGACTACCAAATACACTAGATAACTGACTTGTTAATGATGTGCGGTCATTTGTATTGATGCCGACAACAGGCAATGTAATTGAGACTGCACCACCTGAACTTAATGATGCAATAGAACTATTTAACTTTGAAGCTAATGCTGGACTTAGTCCAATACTTGCTAATGCTTGTAATGATGCTCCGGGAGCTTTTAATTTATCTATTAAACTACTTGCGCCACCTGCTAAGTTACCGGTACTTATAGATGCAGTAACTTGTGATATTGCTCCGGATATATTGCTAGCACCCGGTATTGAATTGATTGCACCTTTCGCACCATTGATAACCGTTGCTACTGCATTTTGTGCTCCGGGTAGTCCACTTAGTCCGGTAGAAGAGTTACCAGGTAATAATGCTCCAACTGAGTTAACTGCATTTTGTGCAACATTTGCGACACTTGATGCGGCTGCTACGCCAGTTGTTACTGCTTTAGTAACACTATCCAATCCGTTAATTGCTGATGATGCGGCTCCTGATGCGATACTTGCGGCATCTATTCCTGAAGCTGAGGCTGCAGATTTCAATACTCCGGCAACATCACTTGCTTCTGTGCCAGACGCCTGTACATCTGCTGTAGCCTTATCCGCAATTTGTTTTAAGTTTTGCGGTACACCTGCTTTAAGTGCTGGGAATCCACCAGTAATTGCGGCAAATGCCGATCCAGCAATACCTTTTGCACTATCAAACATACCAGACAATCCAGCTGTAGCTCCTTTTGCTAATCCAGATAATGATCCTGCTATTGAACTTAATCCTCCGGTGCTTGATTCAGCTAAATTGGCCGCATAATTACCTGAGGTTATTGATCCAGTTACACTGCCTATTAATCCATTAACTGATTTACCAACTGATGCTCCAATGTTAGATATACCTTTTCCTAAATTGCCGGACGCTGTTTTCATAAAATTAACAGTGTTGGATAGTCCAGCTGTTGCTGTTGCCGTAATTATACCAGCTACTGCACCGGATGCTTCCTTACCTGTCATAACACCTGATTGGGTTAGTTGAGTTTGTGCTTGTTGGAAAGTAGAAACTTGAGTTTTAACTTGAGCAGTGGTACTAGCTATATAGGCTTGTAAATTCTCTGCACCTGGCATGCCAGTAAACAAGTTGTCCGTCATTGCTTCTTCAACTGTTTTACCCTGAGAAATTAGTGAGGCAATCAATACGGCTGATCCGGGCTTCAGTATTCCAGCAGATTCCATTTGCTGAGGACTTTGTGCCAACTTACCAATTGCCGCAACTGGTCCGGACGCTGTTTGTACAACACTTGCACCTAATGCAGTAGCGGCTGCAGCCGGACCCGTTTGTGCCATAGCCGCTACTTGTCCAACCATGTTTGTTGTAGTATTTTTGTCTAGTGCTTTGCTAATTGCACCAGTGACTGGCACTGTCGCAGATACACTTGCAGATACAGGAGTGTTAGGGGTATCAGATACTTGTGCATTTACTGCCGCAACTGCCAAAGATGGGGGACTTGGGAAATTAGCATTAGCATTATTGTCTACTTTAACATCTACACCCTGATTTGCACTAGACCACGGTGCATGTGCAGGTGCTCTACTTGCAATACTAAACAATGATCCTGGTGCGGCTGCCCAACCTTTAGTTGAATCATACAGTGTATCAGTATGTGCTACAACCGTTATTGGTTTAACTTCAGCTGGTACAAGGCCAGCTGATCCTGTATTTAAATTAACCTTACTACCGTTAATAAAGGTAGTTGCTGAACTAGCAAAACTTGCCTCTCCGCCTGAATTTAAACTCATCCCGGCACCTACTTTTAATGTATATTGACCCAATGATTGTATTTTATAATCAGTACCAATTCTAAAATCAGTTTTCTTATCACTATTAATAGTGATATTTTCTCCATAAAGATTAAAATCTTTCTTGGCATGCATATTGATATTGTTGTCAGCATGTAAATTTAAATCGCCCTGTGTTCTAATGTTAACTGAGTTGGTAGCATACAAATCAATAGTACCTTCTTTACCTAACTCAACCCAACTTTGTCCATTAGCGTGAATGATATGTAAACATTGACCATCATCACTCATTAGTATTTGATGCCCCAAACTGCTACGTATTCTTATTAATTGATCTCTACCTAATAGGTCACCGTCGTCCATTACAATACTATGACCAACCCTACGTGAAGTTATTTTTAATCCACTCTGTTGTCCTTCACCGGTTGCGGCGTCAGCAATTGTTTCATCAGTAAAGCCACCTTCATAGATAGGTCTACCAGGAGTGTTAACTCCCCAACCAACACGACTAGGACTTTCACGTTGCGCTGATGTACCGATAGTACCTCTAATTGTATCTCTAATTAAACCTTGTTGATTTAATACACCTGCAAGATAACTGTTAACTGGTTTAGGTTCATTATAGAATGTAGGACTATCATTGATTGCATTATTATTTGTGTTGATGTTAGTGACGGGTAATTTTTTTGCCCCACCATAACTGTTTGCTTCACTTGAATTAGTAACTACTGTTTCTGTTGATCCGTTTGCTGGCACCATAAACAATGCTTCTGGTTCTGGTACACAACCGATCCAATATCCGTAATTAGGATCACCATTAACAAATACACAAATAACAGTTGTGCCTATATCAGGTGGACTACTCCACATTCCATAACTGACAGGATTTTGTAAATATGTTCCGTATCCTGTCTTATCACCTGTACCCTCAGTTAGTCCATAAAAAGGTGTCATGTAACTAACTGTAATCCAACTATTACTATCAGAAGGATCAGTGCCTCCCATATCACTTATATAAACTCTCAATCGACCTGAACGTATTGGATCAATATTATCTTTCACTACTCCAAATACAGGCACCGGACTAACTACCGCACCTCCTGCACCTAATTTACTTGCGCTTGTTGCGCCTTTGGGTTTAAAGATATTATTTGCCATATTAATTATTTAATGTTATACACCTTCACCGGGTCTTGT